AAATTTGAGTCAAAGTATTTTATAACTTTGACTCTTGAATCATCTAATATCACAATTTGTATTTCTTCGTTCATATTAAGCCTTTCTTGTGGAGCAGCAGCTCGTTACTATTAATGGCTTTACTTTACTATTATAACATAATAAAACTATTTTGTAAACTGTTTGATGTCATTCTCCAACATTTTAGGTTCAGTTAGCTTACTAATAGACGTTAATTTAGTTTGAGCTTCAATAATGCTTTTATCGAGTGTATCGATACGCTCTTTAGTGAGACTGTATAACGGCATACCGAGTAAGGTGTCAATAAATGGTTCTGCAGATACAGTCATCGTGTCGATTATTTGAGAGGTAATATCGGCTTTTGACTTGTTGTTTAATACAATGTCACCATTTAACACATTTAAGATAAATCTGGCTTTAATGCTCATTAAATCAATGTCTGATGTAATTTCACTGATAAGCTTTTCTTTTCTTGACGTGTTAAACATCAGACGAAGCCTTAACCATGAGTCTAGCATTTCATCAATTGATTCGAACATAACAACGCGGTTTTTTTCATCAATAGCAGTATAAATCTCAGAAACAGTTTCAACAAGTTTCAGCTTCTTCATAATAACTTCATCAGATTGAGCGCAAAACTCTTTTGTTGCATTAATGTCGAAGGTAAACGCGTCGTCCTCAGACCTATCATCGTATGACTTAATAACACCAGATTCAACTAATTTTTCAAGAACAGCTTCATACTTTTTAAGTGAATACGATATTGGTAACTCTGTAACCGTGATCTTAGCCGTAGATGTTCTAGTAAACTTGCCAGATATAATCCATTGCTTGTTATTAATGCCGGGTTTAATGTCACCATTAAACCCTTTATACCACGGTTGAATAACCGGTACATGTTTACCCTTAATCTTTTGTAGGATAGCATCTGCTACATCTGCAGGATTTCTAGGTAGAATTAGTTGTGAGAATCCAACAGAAACACCATCAGATCCGTTAACGAACAACATTGGAATGATAGGCATATAGAACTTAGGTTCAATACTATCACCTTCAAATGATTGTTGTATTAAGCTAGAATAATCACTACTCAAGAATACATTCTTCATGGCGGGGTTTAATTTAGCTGAAATGTATCGATTAGCGGATGCATCCCTAATGTGCCGCGTTCCAAAGTTGCCAGATCCTAGTAAAATAGGCATGTTATTGCCTGATCCAACATAGTCTGCAGTATTGTTAACTAAAGTACCGTCTAGCGATCCGTGTAGGTACTGTGTGCTATCTTGAATACGAGGTCCTAGATTAGATACTTTGACAAACTCACTAACATTGTTGTTAATTGCAATATGTAAAATCTTTCGACTGGCATTTTTTAAACCATCCGCTAGATGCCCGATTTTGCGAATATTGTCGTATGCACTATAAGCAGCATATTGCTTATCTAAAAAATCATTTGGATTAATTGACATTATTGTTCCTTATAGATAGTTGATATCGAATGCAGGCACCGACCGGATCTTATCTTTTCTAATATCAGCGTTAGCGCCTAGAAACCATTCATTTAATATCTCATCAGATGGTTCATCAACGGTTACTATCATATTAGCAAAACCATCTTTATCGATAATATGCTTTAGCTGATTAGATGACCAAGAGCCTAGTCCTTTCTTGTATGATACTACACCCTTAAGCGTATGTATATCACTGAATGAATAAGCCCATTTTAATGGTACATCTTTTTTATCCAACACGCATGCAATAGGGGTGTTGATTACCTTGATTCGATGTGTTTTATACAGTGCACTGAAATAGCGTTTAAAGAATGCAAATAAGAGTGCAGTAATCTTTATACCATCCAAATCCGCATCGCAAGCAATAACAATATCAATGTCAGGATTATTCTTGATTAGTGTATATAGCTCGCTTAACTCAACGTTACTGGTAAAGTCTTGAGGTTTGCAATCCCATGAATTCATTGGAACGCCTTTTAGGGCGTAGTAAGCAACCCCACTTCGCCCAATAGCAGGGCTTAAACCACCCGTCGCAGATAAACCTTCAGTTACAAATAACGTCTTCATATCACCAACGGAACTAATGAACTTATCAGATATGAACTTCTTTTTAGGTTTCTCTAACTTATCCATTGCTTTCTTGGCTTCTAAATCCTCTTGGAATTTAGTAAAAGCCATAATATCACTAATAAGATCTTCGGATTTAAATAGCTGCATAGCTACTTTATCAAAATCAATATCTCCTAAGTGTGATTTTACTTCACTAATAGAGTTTGTAATTTTAGTCTTAGTCTGGCTATCAAACTTAAGCGCCTTAAACCCGTTAACAACTGAAAAGCATTGCAGATATGATTTAAGCTTCGCTGGGGTAATATCCACCTTCTTACGCTTTTTAATTAATGCGGATAGACTAGCCATTGCACCTGACATGAAAACATCGATATGTGAACCACCATTAGGTACAATCAATCCGTTTACAATAGAATTTGTTTCAAATGAGCCGCTTGATTTCGACAAACCAAACCATGCCCCATTCGGTGTTTTAACATGAACCAAAGGAGAGTAGTACTCTTCTGGTGATTTGATTTTGATTGATTCATTATTAAATGTAAACTTAATAAGAGGAAACGCAACAGATAGCGACTTAACCCGTTCCTTGATTACATCGATATGAGTGTTATCGATCGCAGTTAACCCGAAGAATAAAAGATCAGGCTTAAATGAAACATAAGTACCGTGTTTGGATGACTTAACAACATCAACTTCAATAGTTTCACCTTTGGATGCTCGATATGTTAGCTTGCTGGTACCATCTTCTGTCACGCCAATAAACTCAACAGATAAGCAGTTGGTTAACATCGACCCGATACCGTTAGCCCCTAAGCCCTCACGATTTGCATCGTCAAAGTTAGAACCAGCCCTCGCCTTACTCCATGCAGCCACAGGTTGGTAGATTTTAGAACCATCCGTATTCTCAATGAGCTTTACAGGGATACCTCTACCATTATCTCTTACTGATACTTGATTATTATTAACGGTGATGTCGATTTTATTAGCATACTTAAAACCCGTACGAATTGCTTCATCGCATGAATTATCAATAATCTCATTAATAATTTTTAACAATGCTTCATTTAATTGTAGGTTCTTAAATATTCCTTGTTCGTAAACTCTTGTTTCTTGTAGTGCAATAGAGCCAGCATATAAGCCAGCTCGGAGTCTAATGTGATCTGAATCAGATAAGATTGCAAAATTACTATCAGTCATTTAAACCTCTTGTTTGAATATTGAAATATTATAATATATCTTATTGATTTTATCAACATATTTTTAATCATTATTAACTAATCTTGTCTTTATATATGATAGGCACTTAGTTATTGAATCCGCCTTAGTATAATCATATACGAAAAAATCATATGGATAAGATTTAAATAATGCGAAATACTCATCTCTAATACGCTTACTACTCTCTTTAACTTGATTAAGGTAATCCACTGGTTTATGTGATTTACCATCAACAATATTAAGTTCATCGATAGATGGGTTACACCATATGACAATGTCGGTGGAGTCAATAAAGGTATTCATTGTCTCAACAGGTATTTTATGAGGTCGGTTTAGCGCGATATTATAAACTACATCACTAATCCAAGGAACTCGATCTATCACCGCATTATCTTCACGAGATTTTATCATATAAATCGCATCATACATCTCAGTACCTGTTTGAGGTCTACCAGGATGATAAACCTCAATATCAAAATATTCAGCAATTATAGCAGAGAGTGTTGATTTACCACACCCATCTGCTCCTTCTAAAATAATAGCCATTTTAGCTCCTAGAAAAGCGTGTTAATCGGTTCAGATGACCATGTTACTGCTTGAAGGATGGGGGTAACTTTTTGAATAAAGTTCTTATCATACATATACACAAGATCGATGTAAGGTACTAAGTGATCCAGTAACGATGACCATTCAATAAAGGCGAATGTATCACTACCTACAGGGTTACCTTTTCGAAGTCGAATATACATGATTTTATCACCCTCCTCAATGCGAGGTAACCCTGCATCGATAGATTCCACGTACTTATTAAAGTAGTATGCTGATTTAGGACCGATTGGTGTACCAAGCTTTAATCCGCCAGATGCATCAACCCATTTATCAATTTCATTGCACCCGGTCATAGTGGCAATCTCATTTACAGGTGATTTCATGAAGTTTGTTTTAAACTCACTAACAATATCCCATACACCACTCTGACTACCCTCGATTACTTCTTTTGTAATCTTCATCAAAGCCTCACGAACTACTTTAGTAGCTGATCCACTTTTAACTGCGTCCATACCCATAATCTTATAATACAGGTTTTCTCTTGGGAAAGATACCCCTTCCATATCATCTACTGCAATTGCATATCGCTTCTTGGCAATAAAAATACCACCAAGAGTTGAAATAGCTTCTCGCTCCATATCTAGCATATTTTCTGGTACATTTCGCCACTCTGCGTAATCTAAGCATATCTGCTTAATCCGGTCTGCCATGGGGCCATCCACAAACTTCTTCAGTATATCTTTTGCCTGATCGTATTGAGCTGGGTTAGTTGGATCCAACCCTTTCAACTCAAGCAACGGGGTCAATGAGAAGTAGATACTATCGGTATCTCCGTATATTCTGAATACAAAATCAGTTTTAAAAACCTTTTGTAACCACTCATTAACCTTAACAGCTACATGTTGAATACCTGCGCGACCCATTGATGTAATAGATTTAGCGTGATCTAGTGAGAAGTACCTAAAACTAGCATTACCGTAAGCGCCGTAGAAAGAATTCAAAAGCACTTTTTGAGCCATCTGCTTGTTGTGATATACCACATATAGAATATATTCTTTCGAGTATAACTCTTCTAACTCTAATAATGTCTTATCGCCTGAATATACTCCATTCTTTATATCTTGGATACTCTTTTTAGTATCCATATATCGTTGCTTATGCTCAAGTGATATTTTCTTAAACTTCTTACGACCAAAATACAACCTTGACATCAACCTCGACACAGCACCTGGTTTTGATGTATCATAAACAGCACCTGCTGGTGTGATAGTATACGGAGTACCTTTTAATACATTAAGATCTATACTCTGATGAATGAATGCACTATCGTTATCAATTGCTTGTTGTGCAACATCTACAATCGATTGAGGTAGCATATGATATGGTACTTGACATTCAGGGCTGATGTTTGCTTCTCTAATATTACTAGGGTATAGAGATGCAGCATCCACTGAAACAACTGCTCGGTGTAGCCCGACTATAGGATCCTGAACAAACCCACCAGGAAATGGCTCTGTTTGAACAGATCGTGCAGGTGGACATACGATATTATATGACTTAAGCTCATTATACATTAAAGCGTCAAGTTTCTTAACTGTACCAAACGTATCGAATAGGTTAGCACCGCATTCATACGCTACCGCCATAGCTACAGATATTAGATCTGTTGCGTCGTCAATTTCACTAACAAGCACAGAATCTCGAATGTTATACGCTACAAACTTATTCCAGTGATTAGTGTAGAAATCTTTAAACGAACCATCATGATGTAATTTGTTAGCACCTGTTTCTAATTCAGCGATAGTGTCTAACCTAAAGTTAGGTACACTCTTGTAAGTGAACGTTTTATATACTTCCATGTAATCATAGCTAACGATGCCCGCAAATGTAATTTCAATCTGCGGTTTACCAAAAGCATTAACAAATGATCGTTCTTTAATTACACTGAATGGGCTTAATCTTGCAGCATTCTTCTCACCTAAAACCATTTTCATTCTGTTGTATAGATATACGTTATCGAACCCGTTAGTATTCCACCCTGATATAATATGAGGGTTTAGTCTAATCCAGAACTGAAGAAATTTAATAAGCATATCTTTTTCATCAATACATTTATTATATACTACCTCGTACTTCTTACTAATACTATCTTCGTACTTCTCAACCTCGTCGATGTTGGTATCACTAAAATAGAATAGATTGACTTTGGATGATTTGGTATCATATGTAGAAATTAGCGTAATAGTTTCAGGGGTCGTTAATACTGATTTTGATGGAGGTAGATTAAAATCAACGGTAGTTTCGATATCGTAAAATAAAATAGTACAGTCATTCTTTGTGATGTTGTATGTTTTAGGAAGATCTGAAATATACTGTTCAGGTATACCAATACTACCGTGAACTTCAACCCCATTGTTTTTCTGTGCATATAACCATGTTTTATATGAACCTATATCATCAAATACAATCCTCTTAAGCTGTTCGCCGTGGAACCCTACAGCATCAGCGCTCTTGTTTGATTTTATATATGCGGTTGGCCTGTAACTATCATCAATAAACTGGACATGGTTACCTTCTTTATCAACACCTCTTACTAGTAGTGTGTTTTTATGAGGATATACTGAAATGTAATTATCAATCTGCATTCTTTTTTGGTTTCCCTTTTCGCTTAGGTTTAATATCAGAGCCACCGGTAAACAAGGTATCTTTAAGATATTGGATATCAATCTCGTCTAACAACACAACATACCCTTCAGCTTCTTCTTTATCGATTTTATAAACAGTTTGCAGCAATTCAACAATATCATCTTGAATAGATCCTTTAACCCATTTATTAAAGATCTTTTGCTTAGGCAAGCTGTTAATCAAAAAGTCATGAATCATTCGCTTTGACATGTTAGTGTAATTAATGTAGTCTGAATAGTAAATCGTGGCTCTACCCATTGATAAAGCCATGCTAATCATAAAGTGATCTAATGTTTCAATTTGACTATCGGATAATTTACGCTTTTCGAAACTAAGAGCATTAATCGCCTCAAACGGTGATAAAGCGTCTGACATTACAGCGCACCCATAACTTCTGTGAGATATGCGACAGTAGTAATCTGTTTATTCATAACAAATTGACTACGGTAGTCATACTGTGATGTAAGAACTACAATTTCAGGCAATGCTGATTTCTTATCT